TCCGAATCCTCGCTCATCATAATCCCACCATAGTATCTGGTTCGGGTGATAGTCGATCCAATCCTTAGATAGATCTCCCCCCATAGTGTAATATGTCATGCTTTGGCGATTGGTGTCATACGCGGTTTTATCGATGATCTGCCTATAGCCAACTACAATTCCATCTTCCACGACAACAATCATGTTGTATGAAGGGAGAACTCTAACACCAGTAATCTTATTCATTTCCTCTGAGTATCCAACCTCAAAGAAAATTGCACCTTCGATTAAGAACTTCTTAAACCACTTCCAGGCATAAACGTCAAAGTTCATAACCATCTGGAGCATATTGTTGAAGTCTTGCTGCAATTGAATTTTTGCAGCTTGTCCAATAGAAATACTAGGGAAGTTATCGTTTATTTTAAGACTTACAATTTGTTCTGATTCATTAGTTACAATTGATTCATTACATACTGTTTCCAACACATATCTAACTTCTGGACGTTTTGCCAGTCTGATGTAATTAGAATATCTGATTTTTAGCTGATCAGCCCATTGATTGGTTAGCTTATCAGCTAGATCTTTTCTACGATCAAGAGGATCTTTATTTCCGAAATTATAGAGAACAACCGAAGCCGTTCCTAAAATATCATTAATGGAATCTTCAGACTGACCTATCTGATCCTTACGAGCCCTAACCTTACGCTCGTTTTGGATCTGCCTGAAATCGGTGAAATTAGAGAAAAATGGATTATGAGTGAGTTCAGTCACCCTATTTGATCCAGTTCCGCTATAGGTCGGCCTTCTTATTGCCATTAGGTATTATTCCTTTACTCTATTATTTTAGCGCTTTTTTAAGATCGGAATATACCGCATCGCTCTTATTTGCTAGTAAAGCGAATACTACTGGACTGATGGGTTTATTTCTTTTCTCAAGAGTGCCTTTTGCTACGTCAAACTTGTAGGTCCTACGAATCAATAATTCTTGCTTCTTAGATGGCTGCTTCCCACCGTTGGCGAGCTTTAATAGTCTCTGTCTGACAATGTTATTTGCTCGACACAAATCACTAATTTGCTGAGCTAGTTTCTTCGATGGCGTGTCTTCAATCTCACCGTTGATTCCGACGACATAGGACTTATACACTTCGCTCAAGTTTCTGGCATTATTAAACATCACACCTGAAACGTCAAGATTACCGAAGACTCCATTCTGGGAGTAGAATCCAGCTTCTCTGGCAATGCGCAGGATGTAGAGGTAGACAGCCTGGATGATGTCAAATTCAAGAGGAATGTCATTGATGAATTGGATTTCTGATAGTGTTGGAATTGCAACTCCAGTTTCATCTGTCAACTTAGCATCTTTCAAATGTTCAATATCTTCGTCATTCAATACTAGCGATGTTAAAACAAGCATCACTTTATTATAGACAGTCTTATCGATTTCTATACTATTGAGATAGTTTATCATAGCATCTACAGCTAGAATATATCCATTTGAAATATCATACATATATTCTCTATTGACATTAATCAATTCACGCATCAATTTTGGAGTATCTGTACTACCACCAACAACTAGATCCGAATCGTCTCCAGCTACAGGCACAACACTATTCATCGCTTCTGACATGTTAAAATCCTCTTTGATTATTTAGAACTGACTCTACTTTATACTTATAGGCAGTGGCCATTCTAGAAGTTCTATTACCTAATTCTTCTTTTTCTTTATCGCTTGAAGCTATTTTCTTATATTGATTCTGTATTTTATTGAAATCTTCTACAGTGTTTATTTTACCACCCTTGATTTCATCTCTTAGTATCTTTAATTGACCCGCAATTTGCTCTTGAGTTAAATTCAACTTTTGCAAACTCAACTTGTAGTCATTTACATACTTTTCTCGAATGACATCAACATTAATTACGCTATTAACTGCAGCTTCAATAGCTAACATAGCCTCTATGATTTGCTGGGTTTCAGTTGTATTCCCTACAGGTACGGCTATTCTCTTCTTTACTTTATTGCCCTGTTCGTCTTTCACGTAGTATTCAGCTGTAATGCCGGATCTAAAAGCGACCATCATAGATGATAGATCATTGAATAGACCTGGACCTCTAGCCAATCGCTCAACTAGATCACCCGAATCCTTGAAGAAATCATCTAAAGTCTTATTGAATATAGTATCCTTATGTAGGATGTAAAAACTCTGAGGAACCAATTCGTAAGGTTCTAATTTGAATATTAAACTCAAATCGATATTACTATATGACTTGTCGATTGTCTTTATTTGAGACTTGTCATTAAACAAGCCAACTCTAATTAGACCTTCCATCCAGTCAACAACTTGTCTATCATATTTTATTACGTAGTAGGCAAAGAATCTATACATTGAGTTTATTTTTCTCAAGGTTGAATCTTCTCTAACATTAACCTTTTCTTTTTCTCTACCCTTATGTGCATTGTACTCACTCGATACTTCATGTGCTAATTCTTCAAATAGGTCATGAATTCGTTTTTGATTTTCTCTTATTGTGTTAAGTTGATCAACATCTCCGATATTATATCTGATGAAGTCTATGATATTTGCATATAATCTATCACTTAAATTAACACGCTTAACTGCGATCTCAGGGTCAACCTTCTCGGTTACTATCTGATCTACATTAGACCCCTCTTCATTTGGGGCTTCTGTTGCGTCGTCGTAGATCTCAGAATTTTGGTCTTCATTTTCGAAAAGTAGACCTTTGAACCATATCTTCATTTAAATATTTAGACTTTATCTGGTTGAATCATTTCATTTACTTGAGATGTTAAATCAGCCACCAATCTTTTACCAATAACAGTAACATCTAATATGGCTTTTGAGCTAGAAGTGTTAGGTTGATCAGGCGGCGTTATCATTTCATTATAGTTTTTGCTTCTATAGATCGAAGCAGCTAAAGTATCTGCATTGTATAATAGTTTCCTAGGGTCAACTACAATTGCAGTTAATGGACCAAACTCATTAATCCCACTTGCAGCTGGAGCCAATACTGCAGCCATATTTGATATTTCAGTTGTGGTCATTTGCGCATTATCTAATGGATTACCAGCTTCATCTTCGGTCATTCCATTCAAATCAATCAAATCGAAATCTGAAGAATCTGGCATATAATCACATGGCAAAACATATATTTTAGTGAATGGGAATGTTAGACTGTCGTTAAACATATCTGTGCAGTTTAGATAGAATTCACCTTGATCGTCGCTAGTTATTTTGAAAGCTGATGATTGAACTAGATAAGGGTCGCCATTGTCGTTGTATAGTATTTCATTATCTATTTCATGAGATATTAGATAAAATAACACCGAAGATTCAACATCAGCCTTTAATCTGTATAGTGTTAATGTTTGTAATAGTGAGTACGGATTTGCTTTAGCCCACTTAAATAGTGAATCTACAGTATATTGACTTGATGTGTTTATATTAACTTTTAGATTATACAGTGAGAGAAAATCTTCTTCCATTATCTCTAGTGTTGTGCTCAAATATTTTATTAACTCTACATTTAAATTCCCACCTAGATAACTAACTACTGATGATAAGGGATCACTAAATTCTCGATCTCTAGCTTCAGAATACGTAATATTTTCACAAGCCTCTATTCTATCTAAAATATTTTGATTACCGTCGGATACAAAACAAGTGTTTAGATATGACTGCCTTATCTTCCAAACGTCATTCGGCATTAGTCCCGGATGATATTCCCATGACGTGAAATTAGAATAAGTCGAGAATAACCCTGCCCAAAAAACAGTATCACTAGAAGTTAAGTATTCATCTTCAAGTGTATATTTTCCTTTTCTTATCGCAGTGTTAGTGTCGGGGTAGGCACCATACACTTTAACATTTACACCTGTTCTAGTGGCATGTAGATTGAACCATTTTTGAGCATCTTCAATAAAAGTCTTAGCTGAATTATCTTCAAAGTTTATCGTTTTCTTAACGTAAGATATTACACCATTGGTTTCGCTTAATTGATCTTCTTCTAAAAAATATACATTAACGGAAAGAGCATTTCCATATAGGCTCCAGCTTAATCCATTCTCTTTATAGTCTGTACCTGTTATTATATTTTGCTGTACATACCAAGATCTTGTTGTTGAACATATCTCATATCCATATGATTTACCGTCCTTAGGTCCACCACTAACACACCAATGGTCGATGAAAGCCACAATACATTCGGCGAATGGCATGAAATCAGGCGACAGTTTAGCTATCTTTCGAGATAGTTGACCGTATATTTTTGGTTTATAATTCAAAATATCAAGTAAACCGGAATTATCAGATGATTGTATTTCAGATATTGCTTCGAATATTTTCTTTTGAGTTTGATTTGGTGTACATGGAAAATTTGTTATTGATAGTAGTTGATCGTCTATTTCAGGGTAGTTTAAGTAAGCATCTATTATACTCGCTGCATTATCTACAATATTACCTCGTTGA